TACCAACATTTTTCCCTTGTCGTTTAAGTAACGATAAAGTTTTATTATATGTTTCAACATCTATAATTGGCTCAAAATTTCCTTTATAAGTTTCTCCACAAAAAATATTGTACCCACAATATTGTGTTCGTGTAAGAATTTTTTGAACACTATAAGCTGTTGGGACTTTGCCTCTCTTACCTTTAAATCCTCTTTCTCTTGCTTCTTTCGCAACTTCTGATAAATTTTTTCTTAACGAATACTCAGAAAAACAAAAACGCACATATTCTGCTTCTTTTTTATTGATTTTAAATGAATCCTTTCCATCTAAATCATATCCTAATATTTCAGAACAAGTACGTTTTCCTTGTGCGGCTCTCTCTGCCATAGCTGCACTAACTCTTTCACTTGTTAATTCTCTTTCTAGCTGTGCGAATACACCAACAATGCCAATCATTGCTCTACCCATTGGAGTAGATGTATCAAAAGCTTCAGTATATGAAACCATAGATATATTCCATTGTTGGAATTTTTCCATTGTCGAATATAAATCCGATACACTTCTTGTAAATCTACTAAGTGCCCAAAATAAAACTAAATCAAATTTCCCATTTTTTGCATCATATAATAATCTATTTATATCTGGTCTATGTTCAATATCCTTTCCTGAAATTCCTTTGTCTGCATACAAATCATAAACATTATATTTCCGTTCCTCACACCATTTCCTAAGCGTTTTTTCTTGTGCATCTAAAGAATATCCTTCACGGACTTGATCGAGTGTGCTTACACGTATGTATATTGCTACTTGTTTTTTATTCTCCACATACAACACCTCTATTCCTTTTTTATTCCAAATTCAAAACAAGCAGCACATCCCATTTTATCAGGGTACATGCCATCATTGTCAGCCACAATTTCCCATCCATATTCAAAAGATACTATGTTATCATATACTGCTTGTGGATTATCTTCATTACCATCCCAATCCGTAACTGGATTATCTCCATTTTTTAATGCTTCTAAATCACATATTAACCTTCCATGTTTCCCATATTCATATCCGCTATGTAAATAATCGACTTTACCATTTTTATTAAAAACAACTAAAGTTAACCCACCGCCATTATCCTCAATAACTTCATATTTCCTCATAATATTTTTCCCCTCCAATCTTCAAATGAAAATCTTGTTTCATTTACCAACTCAAACTACCAACAAATGATCCAATATGGAGCTTGTAAAACTCCGCCACAAATATCATCTGTGACTCTCTTAAATGTAAATCCATTTTTTATAAAATATTCTTTTAACTCCGCTTCAATCTCGTACAATTTATGATGTTCTTTATTTTCTTCACCATATTTTTTTACGAAATCGTTATATCCGTATGGAAAACTACAAAAGTCAACAATACATTTTCTATATCCTTTTTCTGCACTTCGCTTAATTTTTTCTTCTAAATTTTTAATACCATACTCGATTGCATCTGTTTTATACATGTTTCTATTTGTAATTGACAACGCTTCGCTTGCTAACATAATCATTGCCCCCTTCTAAATCAAATCATCAACCTCAATTACATCTGGGTTATCACTAAACCATGAATCATTCTCTGCAATTTCCTTTAACTCAATAAAATCTCTTTCAGAATCAAAGCAATCGTTGTGTTTCAAATAAGCTGCTTTTACCTTTTCTCTTGCACCTTCATATGACTCTGCCTTTACAATTCCAACAGCCAATTCTTCAATCCTGTAAGCATATAAATTTGTAATATCCAACATTTTAAGCACTCCTTTCCACACTACAGAAGAAATCATCTTCTGTAAAACTATATCCATCATAGTGGTTATAAATAAATTCATCACTTACATATTCATCAATACTTGCAATCATTTCATATGATGGCTCATTGATATTAACTCCCATCACTTCTGCAAAAGTGCCTTCATTTACAAGTTCTGAATAATACGCCTGTTTCAGTTCGTGTAACTGATCTCTATTTAATTCTTTTACTGTCATAATTTATCACTCCATTTCTCTTTAAATACTCTATGTAATCTTCAATATCTGATTTCTTTTTAACCTCAATATCTTCTTGATGATAATATCCATAAAAAGCATTCGTATATACCTTATATGTTTTATTTTCCATATCAACAATGAGATTATAATTATTGGCACAATCACCACGTTTCTTCCAATTCTTATCAAGCCAAAATAGATGTAATATCATATAAATAAACCATCCTCTCTATAATAAATTTCCTAATTCTTTCATCCGTTCATGCTTAAAGCCAATACATACAAGTGCCTGAAGAATACCTTCTGCATATCCTCTGTGATTTTCAGCTTTCATCCGTAAAATTTCAAAATGCACTCTGCTATCGGTTTCATTTGCTTCTGTAAATTCTTTAATCGCCTGATTTGCATTTCGAATTCCTTCTTCCATAACTCTTTTACAATTTTCACATTCTGTTTTATTCATTTACATCGCTCTCACTTTCTGTTATAATAACTATTCAAGGAATTGGGGACTTACATGGAATTTCCATTGCCCCATTGTTGTTAGCCTTCAATATATTCCCAGGCTTCTCGTTCTGTTGGAAAAGCAATGCTACATCCTGGGATATACCAGTTTCCGTATTTCATGTACGGCATAGCTACACACCTCCTTGTATGTATTTATAGAAAAAGCAGAGATGGCGTTCTCTGCTTTTATCTATCTCGTTATGTTATTCTCTCTTTTGGAATTACTATTTCTATCCGCAAAAATCCATATTTTACTCTCCAATCTCAAACAATTCGTCACCGGAAAAATCAACCATATCTTGTAAAACGGCATGAGCAAATTCCTTTGCATAGTCTGTCCATATCTTATATTGTAATTCTTCCGGATTTAATTCATTAAGTCCATAATCTTTGACGAGTGCCTTTATAATGTTTTTCATTCTGTATTCATAATTTTCTTCAGTAGTGTGAATATGCATATACATAATTTAAACCTCCTCATAATCTTCAAGTAATTCTTTTAAATTTCCTTTTCTCCATCTATGTAGTTTTCTATCTCCTAATAGATTTTTAACATTGACTTCTGTCCAGTACATAT